AAGAAAAGTAAATTTTCTTAACCATATAGGCATATTATATACAGTATTCCAATCATAACCACCTTTACCATGAAATACTATTTCATGTATTTGTCTAAATAAAGAAGATCTATGTTCTTTAGATTGATCCTGCGTCAGGCCAAAAAAAGTTGAGGTTAATTGGGAGGGGGGAAGGATCATCACTTCCGGGGGGGAAAAAAGACAAATCTATGTCTGGTTGGAATTGTTTAATATGGTTTCTTAACGCCCGGGCATCTTGGGCTAATAAATATTTATCAACAAATTCTCTAATAGATTTTGGTTCTGTATCTCCATTAACAGATGTTATTAAATGTTTTAATCTAGTAGAAATTTCAGGTGGATTGTTTTTAGTAATTTTTTTTAAACCTTCTAATTCTCTTAAAATATTTTGTTCATCTTTATGGGTTAAAATTTTAAATGTAACTTCAATGTTTGTAGAAGGTAAAGTATAGGGAAAATCATTTACTCCCTTTGTATAAAGAGATTCATCTAAGGGTTTAGGATCAATTTGGGTTAAATCTACTTCTACCTCATCTCCATCATATTCAAAACTATAATTTTTACCGTATCCTAAAACACGAGCCGCTACCATAAGAGCATTTTTATCTCCAACAATTAAATCATTATAATTAATTTTAGATACAATTAAGGATTGTAAAAGTTTATCTATTACTACTCCTTTTTTAATATATGATTGGTTAGAAAGAATATCTTCTTCTTTTGCTGTCATATATTTTATTTCAACTTTACCACTTGATAGGGGATTGTTCTCAGGATAAACTATACCTTTAGAAGGTAATTCTACTTCTTCAGTAGGTAATTTAAATTCACTCATAATCTATTATTTGTTATAACTAATTTGTCTATAATAAATACCAATATAAAAAAAAGCTTGACCGAAGCCAAGCTATTTTTAAAAAAATATGTGAAAAATTTTAGAAATTCAATACTGCATAATCAATAGATAATTCAACTTCTATATTAACCGCAGTATCAACTGTATCCCAGTTATATTCACCAAAGTTAGTATTAACTACAAAGGCACCTTTTAAAATCCATTCTGAAACAATATCTCCTACAGGACCTAAAACATCAATAGTTAAATCTTTTTTATAAAAATCAGAATAACCATCTCTACCTGTTACTGATTCGTGGTGTAATCTTATCCATTCCATTACCGCCTGAGCACCTGATGGTGTAATAGGATCAAATAATGTCATAGTCATATTTTGCCATAGTGATTTACCTTTAATTTTTCTTTCAACGTTTATATGATTAAGAGTTACTACTCCTTGGGATAATGTTACTGCACTCATAGCCTTAATCATAAAGCTTGGAATCCCATCCATATAAAGGATAAATCTATTCGATTGTTTGGGTTCAAACGCGGTAAAAAATATTTCGTTGGGATCTAATACTGCCATTTTTTATTGTTTATTTTCAATTATAAATATTTAATTTTTCAGTTTTTATGCTGGGAAAGTAGCTCCCGTTGGTAATATGTTGAAATCTAGGTAAATAAATTCAGCTGTTTTAGTAGGTTGAATATAAATTTGACCTATCAACTCGTTTCTATCAATAACATCTGGTGTGTTATTACTATCATCCATTACTACTTTAAAGGCATATAAACCTTGTCTTTGTTGTACACTTTCTAAATATGGGTTAACTTGGCTTAAGAAATTATTTCTTGTAGCAATTGTATTTTGTTCAAATACTAAGTTATCTGCTATTTGGGAAATATATGATTTAAGTTCAATTAACAATCTTCTAACATTTACTCTATCAAGAGCTGAAGCTGCTTTTTGTAATGTTTTCTGACCAAATACTACTACTCCTGTGTTTGGAAATGTTGCAATTGGATTAACATTTGCTGTATATAAAGTGTTTCTATTTCCGTTTGTTAATTTTCTTTCTGCTCTAAGTACTGTAGATAATCCACCTCTATTTAAACCTGCTGGTGCAAACCATGGCTCACCTGCTCTATCATTAAAAGCATAAACTCCAGGAATCATTGTTGAAGCTGGAACCCATATTGTTTGTGCAGTATCAGGATCAATAGTTTGTAACCAAGGCCAATACGTAGCAGCATATGAGGAATCAATCCCTGATGCTTGTGTTGTTACTGTAGAAATAGTTGAATTCCAATTTACTAAATCAACTACTGCTAAATTGTCTCCTCTAGTTTGAGAATTATTAACCATTGTAGTAACTTCAGCTGAAGCAATTGCGTTTGCTCTAATTAATCCTGGAACAGATATTAAATTAAATTGATAATCATCTTCATTAGCTAATAAATTTAATGCTACGGTATATGAACCATTATCCGAAGATGCTAAAGCTGTTGATTCAAATCCCTGTGTATTAGTATTTGAAATGTTTTCATAAAATAAAGCAGGACTATTTGCTGAACTAAATGTTGTTCCTGTTGCTGAACTAAATGTTCCAGATTGAGCTACTGGAATTGAACCAGTAAGTGCCGTTTTAGCATCACCATTATTATCAAAATAATTTAGTGTTTTTTTAGTAACTGAATCTACGTAAACATATCTACTTTTATTAAGATAAGTTCCTTCATTTTTAACATAATAATCAGTGCCATCATTAGTAACTGTTTGTTTAGAATTACCTATTACTTTTTCAACATAGTCATTTGAATTTGGATCCATTGATAGATTAGCCCAAGTTTCTAATACGGTTTTATTATTTGATCTATCATTACCTCTTCTAATTAGTAAACTAAATGTACCTGTAGATGTATCAGGATCAACTATTTCCCATCTAATGTTATCTTTAGTACCATTTGATAAAGTATTATTAGCACCTTCAGTTCCACCACCACTATTCATAATAGTTCCTTCTGATATGGTTTTTAAAGTAAAAAGATTTTCAGAAACTGCACCTGAACCTGTAATAGTTGAACTATTAGCAGATGTATAAGAACCACTAACTACTCTAGTTACTAATAAGGAATCTCCACCTTGTTGGAAATAATTATATGCTGAAATTGATGTAAAGTAAGTGTATTCTGCACTTCCACTTTCAACTACTGCTCCAAATACATTTTGATAATCACTATAAGTAGTAACTAATGTTGGAATACCAACTGGTCCTTTAACTGTTGGTCCTACTATAGCTGCTCCTGCTTGAACGGGTTGTGCTTGTAAAAAAGATTGATCGTTTTCTCTAGCTAATACGCCCGGGGATATAAGTACTTCTGCCATTGTCTAATAAATTAATTTTGTTTATAAATATTACAGAAGAGTTTAAAAGTCAATTAAGCTTGAACAAATTCACCATTTTCTAAATTAACTGTTCCTCTGCCGTATTTTTTTTCTAATTCTTGAGCTATTTGAGTTTGTTTTCCTTCAAGAGCTTCTAATTGTTGATATATTTCTTTTTTTGATTTTTCTAAAAAATTTTGTTGAAATTCAACTTGACCTAATTGAAAAACCAAATCATTTTGTTCTTGTTGAAAAGCAGATAATTTTTCTACTTCTTCTTTTGATAAAACTGTTTTTTCCATGTGTATAAATATTAAAAATTTTAGTTAGGATACAATATAATAAAGAAAATTATAGGGTCAAATTTTTTTAAAAATTAAGGCATTGAGCCTGATGTCCAAAATGAGCTTGTAAGTTGATTTAAACATTCTGCATGTGTACCTTCCCATACAGGAGTTACACTACCTGATGGCGCTATAAATGTAGGCCAATCTGCTGTATACCATTTTAAAATAAATTGAGATCCATCAATAGATTTTCTAACTGTAGCAGCTGATGTTTCCATAACTTGAGAAAAATCAATACTACCTATATCTGAGGTTTCTACAAAAGAGTATGTTCTATTTGAGTAATCCATTTTATTATAAATATATTAAGTTAAACCAAAGCGACCTTTTAATGCGTTGTAGTTGTGTAGGATTTCGGTAGCTGATAAGGCACGATTGTAAAATTGGACACTAGCTATATTACCTTCAAAATTTTCTGAATTATCTCCTCTAGCTCCTAATGTATCTACTACTGTATCATAATTTGCCCATGATGCATGACTTGTACTACCTCGATTAATAGAATTTACATATAAATCAGCAGAAGTTGAATTATATCTATTGATTACTATGTTTTGCCAATTAGTATTATTAAGTGGAATAAGATCATCATACCAATATCTAGGATAATTTCCATTCTTAGATGTATAAATAACATCATTAGAAGTAGTTAAAACAAGAACATATTGACCATAGTCCATATCAGCTCCTAACAAAGTATCAGTATGAGAGGCAGAAGATCTTTTTATCCAAAAATTCATAGAAAACGTTGTTCTTCCTAAATTTATCTCATTAATAATTATTCTATCATCTACACCATCAAAATGCCAAGAACTTGCAGATGTAGGAGTAGTTATAAAAGATGTATCATTTTGTAAACTTCCAGATTCACTTAAATTAGCTGTATTGTATGAAGTAGATGAATTAGGAATATAACTTGCCCTATTGGCAGCATCCATATTAAACACTAACCCATCCGCTATAATACCTGTTGTTATTGACCCAAATTTCATAATCCAAACCTTCCTTTTAATGAGTTGTAGTTGTGTAAGATTTCATTATCTGATAGTACTCTATTGTACATTACAAAATTGGCTATTAATCCACCATAATAATTACTACCTAAACGGTCAGCTCCAAAATATTGTATGTATCTAGTATTATCACTC